GCTTATCTACTGGCGCTACAGTGTTGTCTAGTTCCAGTTTAGTTATCTCTCCTGAAAGACGCGCTATTTCACCAGCCGCTTGACGATTTGTCTGCCCTTGTTGTAGTGCATCAATTTCCTTGAGACGACCAGCCATATACTTTTCGTTCTTGGCGTCCATCTTACCAGCATACCCACTACGCATCGTCTGGTACAACTCAGGAGATATTTTCTTTTGACGTACCGCCTCTTCAAGACCAAACAAGCCTTGAGCAAGACGAGTTTGTTCTTCTTCTTCACGGCGACGGCGCGGGGTTGCGCCTATCTGTCCAAAAGCATTCATCATCCCACCTAAGAAAGCAGGGTTGGTTGCCGCGTTTACAAAGCCTCTTCCAAACTTAGCCATTATTGACCACCTCCACCAAAGATTCCACCAAGCAGACCAGAACCAGCGGCCCCGATCATGTTAGCACGGCCCATTGCAGAGCCAAGCAGTGCGTCAATGCCTGAAGCGGTAGCTTCACCGAACAACCCAGCACCGTACATCTGCGCCTGTTGCTGTTGTCCTGCCGCTGTGAGGCCAGGACTCAGCGCCGCAAGCATCTGCTGTTGTGGCATGAACGATGCGCCTAAGAACTGTGAACCCAGACCTGCTTGCTGTGCCTGCTCCTGTTGAGCCTGACCCATAGCTGATAGCATAGCATTGTAACGCGCTTCTTCCTGCGCCTTAGACAGTGCAAGTTGCTCTGGTGTACCGCCGAACTCGTTTGTTCGTACACCTAAGCGGCCCTGCGCGGCAAGCTTACGATCTAGTGCGCCCTGCTGTCGCTCCATCTCTGGTCGCATAGCATCCTGCATACGCTGGAAGATAGCCGCCTCTCGCTCTTCTGTTCCTTGCATAGCATTCTGGAACATTGTTCCTGCCCCGCCGAACATCTGCTGATAAAAAGCCTGTTGCTCTGGTGATAGAGCCATTGTAGACCCTTCAGCGTCAGCACTAAACTGTCCGCCTGTACCGGTTGTCACCGTGTACGGTTGGAACTGTGTCTGCTGTAGCTGAAGATCTGCTAGGTTTTGACCTAACTCCAGACCTGTCTGTCCAATATCTCCGATGTCTCCGTAAGCTTGGTAAAGCATACCAGCACCAGCCAAGCCTCCTAGGATATCACCGTAGCTATCCCCTAATACACCTTCTAAAATAGATTGCAAACTCATATTACTTTACCCATAAGTGCTAGTACGTTTATTTCCTGTAATGATAATTGTTTACCATTGATATCAGCTTCGACACCGATAACAACAGTACCACCGCCGCCCGTAGTATTAACAGCGGTGCGCGACGTTTTAACACCACCTGTAAATTTAGATACCCCATACAAAGCAGAGCCAAACAAAGCTGATTCCGCCCCCTTACCAACAATAATAGTTGCTGTGTTATATGACTCGTCAAAGTCATAGGCCCAGTTTATTGTTGTTGAAGTGTCCGCTCCTCCAACAATAGTAGGGCGTAATTTTTTTAGGAACTTAACTCTAGAAGGATCGCCAAAAGTCAGTGACGGACTAAAGTAAGAAAACTTGTAACCGTTGCCGTTGTCTGCATAACCTGTGTACTCGCCCATACCGTGACTACTTCCTATGTATAGCGCACCACTGTCAAGTCTTTCGTAACATTTAAAGCCTGTGAAGGGCCAGCGTGTTACACGGTACGATCCATTCTCTAACGTACCCCTCACGTCAAAACAGTATGTTAGGTCTTGTGACTGGAACGTCAACAAGTAGAAGTTATTCTCTGGACTGTAAACTGTAGAGTAACCTTCGTCTTCTTCTTTGATAGCATCCAAAATATCCCTTGTTATGTTACCAGACAGACTAGAAATAGGCATTGACTTTTCTTGTATCGTACGTCCAAAGCTTTTAAGACCTGTCTGAGACAAGAAGATAACGTCTGTGCCTGTGTACTGCACAGTGTCTCGATCAACACAGCCTATGCCTGCAATAGTATCTGCCAAAGACATTGTTGAAGGATCAGTAGCACCTTGATACACAACAATACTATGCTTGCCAAGAATAAGTAAGTGATTGTTATGTGCCGCGAGTGCTACGATTTCATCGTGTCCGTCAGGCCAGACTTTAGAAATATCAATAGAGCCTGAGTCACCGCCTGACCAGTCGTGTCCTACTAGCAAATTAGACCAGTAAACAGTAGACTTGTCAGTGCTAAAGTCTGCCACCCATAGCCTACCATAAGCCGCAAGCACCTCATTAGCCTGTGGAGGAGTGCCGTGCGCATGAGTGTGGCTAGACATAGGCTCTACAACCGGAGTGTCGGGTGGCGTTACTACTCCTTGATACACCAAGGGTTCGTAACCACGCTGAAAAAAGTAAGCATGGTCATTGAAGGTAACTATCTTCCAATTGTTCTCTGTGATTGTATAACCAGTAAGAGTTTGCGCTGTTAAGGTTGTAGTACCTGCAAAGATCTTGTTGTTACCTGCTGAGAAAACAACCTCATTTCCTTCGTCGTCTCGATACTGGTGTATAACACTAAGAATATCAGTACCGAGAGCGGTTTTATCTGTAGTAACAATAGAGTTGCCTTTACGTGCGGCAATACGTCCGCGCTTGTCAATCACAGCATTGTCCGCTGTTTCAGCAAACGACGGATCCTGAGTAAGAGGAGAGTCTTCTGTGTTGATCCCCTTAAATGCAGGAGCAACAAGATTAATACTTTGTAGTTGCTGTGCCATTTAGGTTCCTTATCTAATGTACCAAATAGTTTCTTCAGGGTGACGCTGTGCATCCATAGCAATAGCGTCAGTCAAGAACTGATCTGCAATAGTAAAGTATTCAGCCGCTGACGTACCGCCTGTCTCGCCACGTTCACGCGCCAACAACGCTACGGCAAGATGAACAATGGGGAGTGTAGGAATCTGAACCTTGTCGCTGTCGTTATCTAGCAAAGGATTACGTAGCGTACAGTTAAAACGTAGTATGTACTCACCATCAGGCTTAGGGTAAAGATCAATCTGGGTATCGCTGTTTGCGTCTACACCGTTATACGTATAGTAACGAGGAGGACTGTTAGTTGGTGTGTCCAACAAGAACCGCTCATCAAACCAGTTAGCAGAACGGTACTCCATGACCACATTAGTGGTGTCATTAAGTACGTTTAGTTCTTTGATAGAGTTACCACTACCTACTAAGACGTAGTTAAATACGTTTTCTTGTGTTGTTACTGTAAGTGTAGTACGCAAAGCCGACCAGTCCCATGACTGCTCAACAATAGTCTTAGCGTCATTAACAAAGTCACCTACCATTTTGCTGTAGGTTGTTTCATTTACAGACGATACCTCGTCTTCTCGCATCCGCCGTAGGACACTGTTTACTATTTCTAAATATGTCATAACCTACCTTCTGTAAGTGAACTCAACAATCCTTTGGATGTTTCCCTGCTGTCCATGTCTAAGACTTCTAATAATTGTACTGGTGTGTAGCCTGTGTCTGCGTATACCGGATCAAAGTCTTTCATAAGTCCTCGACCACCGCCGCCTAAGTTAAAACTAGGCAAGTCAACGCTAGGTAAATCAACAGATACATCCGGTGTATCAATAGATACATCTGGTGTGTCAATAGATATATCTGGCGTGTCAATGTTTAAATCAAAACCTTCGCCTAGATCTATGTCAGGTGTTGTTCCGTGAGGTACTGCTTCTCTAATTACCTGAAGAACTTCGTCATCTATGTAAGAGCCAGCATCTCTAATTGCATCTTCAATAAACCCTAAGTCTCCTTGAAGATCTAGGTCAACGTCAAAATCTGTAGGATCTAAGAAGCCTAAGCCACCGTCTTGAGCAAACTCTCTCAGTACTGTAGACGCGTCTTCTCCTTGAGCAAGGTTAGCAAGAACACCTTCAATAGCTTCAGCGTCAATAGTAGAAGTACCCTCACCAAACACGTTGTCCATTTGAATGTCGTCAATGCCTAAGTCTACATTTGCCATAAAGACATCAGCACCGTAATCAGCCACAAGATTTGTTGCTACATCTTCTAAGCTATCACCGCTAGCAATACCAGTGCCTGCTGTCTGCATCATGCGTACAGCGGTAGCATGGTCTACACCAAGTGCACCACTAAGATCCCAAGCCGCGTTATCTACAGCCGTTTCAAATGCTGACATATCGGAAGGATCCATGTCACCTATCCCACCAATCGCCCCTCCAATAGCCGCTATCGCTAGACTCTCAGGATCAACAGAGCCTGTTGCTATAAGCTGAGACATCGCGCTACTTGCTACACCGCCAGCGGCACCACCCATTGCTCCGCCACCCATCATACCGCCGAGTGCAGGAGCGGCATACATACCAGCCAGTGCCGCCATACCTACCAAAGCATACTGACCTACACCAGTGCTTGCATCTTCTACCTTAACGTAGGCAGAACCGTTCCATCTAAAGCGGTCACCAGAGTCAGAGTAAATATCTGCACCGATCCCATACCTGTCTAACAACTGTTGGTTTACGTCAGAGTTGATCCAGTTGTTATAGGCTCCTGACTGCGCTCCTGTTTGTTGTCTTCGAATGTTCTCAAGATTTTGAGTAGGATCACTGGCGTCAATAGTCAGATCAGCGTCGCCTTCAAGAATCATTTCTTGGTCTTCACTGAAAGCCGCGTCTGCGTCTGCCCAGCTACCAACATCGTAGTCACCGGACTGGATCAAAGCCTCACGCTCAGTCATATACGCAAGATAGTTATCAAACGAACCGAACTGTTCTTGTAATCGGTTAACGTCATCACCTTCGTAGTAATCACGTAGCTGATCTACAGTTAGCTGTTGTGATTCCCCTTCTTGTCCGTACAAGTAATCTTGAGATCCGCTTCCTGTCTCAATACCTGCAACAAAAGTAAATGTTTGAGGTGACGTTTCTTCATCAGAATTACCAACAGGCTCTACAGGCTGTATGGTTTCTGTTTCATCGTCAGGCGGTAAAACGCCTGTTAACATTCCCTGCTCTGCCATAATTATTTTTTCCAGTTAGCTAGACTACGCATACCAAACGATGCGGCTACAGCGGCACCTAAAAATGCTTTGTACCACTCAGGCATACTTTCTAGTGCGGTGAACCCAGACATGACCACAGGTACCATAGAGGGAAAAAATGCAAGTACACAAGGGATCGAGAAAAGGATTGTAAACCACTCATCTTTCCAAGACGCTCCAGCATTGCTCGCATGTATGTTCTCCCAGTTAGAATCTTGCTTGATAATCTCTAGCTTACGCTCATGCACTGCACGTTTCTCTTCTGCTTTACGCTCGAAGAAACCACTAATCAAAGATACAGCAGGACCGATAAGCTGTTGAATCATCGCATGAACTCCAGTATACCTATCGCCATAGTCACCACTACAAACAAAGACGTAAAGCCACGAACACCTAGATTTTCTAAACGGTCGAACCGCTTGCTTTGCTCATCTAGTTGCATCTGAATCATTTCATATCTAACAGCACACTCACGCTCGTGAGACTCAAGGCGCTGTAAAGCTTCTTTTAAATCACTCATATCACTTGACATATTGATGGGCCACATACGCAAGAACAGCACTACATACCGCTGTTGTCATCGCTTCAGCCGTAGGAAACATAAAGTGTGTCGGGTGAACCCACAGGTCACTAACAAACACACCACCACCAAAACACACAGAAGATCCTGCGCGTGACTCTGCCCAGTCTTTTACACGAGGCAAGTAAACTAAACCAATAAAGATAACACTAGCAGACGTAGCAGTCTTAGCCGCTTTAATCCAGTGACCAAAATCAACAGCAGTAATATCTCCTTGGACCATCATAAGAAGACACGAGATAAACGCCGCCAGCCACTTTGATTCAATACCTTTTAACTTAGTCATTAACTTGCCGCTTCGTAAGTAATGGTAATGTAAATGTTAGCTTGATCGTCGTTAAGATCACTCACAACAAACTGGTCAGGGTACGGACTAGTAAACACACTGTTCGCAAAAATACGAATGTACTGCGTGTTGTCTTGAATCAACGGCACCCATGGTCCTGTGTTGGTTCCTGAAAACGCTGTAGTACGTAGCATGTGAATAGAACCAAGCCAGTACATTATAGTTCCTGAATCATGAGCAGGAAACGGTAGTCCATGAATAACAACATTACTTGTGCTAGTCAGACCTGTAGTATCAATCTGAGTAAGCGCAAGAGTGGCGTGTACCATACGACCTATCTTAACGTAACGTCCTATAGCAGAGTTTGTTGAGGCTGAGTTACCTGCTGTAGCAGAAGTACTGTCTCTAAGAACAGGAGTAAACGTGCCTTCAGTGTAATCAGACTTGCTGTTTACAGCCGTTTCAATATTGTTAAACTCAGTATCAAACTCAGAGCCTCGGATAACCTTAGCTGGGTTTGTGTCGAGCATTTCATCCTTGGCTCGGAAGTCTGTAGCTTTTGTATAGTCAGTCATTTTATTCTCCTACTGTTGTCCAAGGCATATCTACGTTGGTTACAGAAAGACCATCAATAGCTATACGAATTTGTTCGTTAACGTGATCTTCGTAGTCTTCTACTACTACAGCTTGAATCCAACCAAGCACCGTAGCTTCTGTTAGATCTGCAAAAGGAACAAAGCCTGAGTCATCTTCGTCACGCTCAAATGGAGTAGCGCCTTCGAAGACACCTACGTTTCCGTCAGTATCTGTTCCTATCTTTTTCCAGTAGGTCTGAACTACAGTACCGTCTGCGCGGTTCTTTAGACCAGTTACTTCCCAAGTGTATGTAATTGCCATGTTAAAGTGCGCCTATAATAAATGCAAATAATTGATTGTATCGGATACCCAGTCGAGTTTTCTCAATTGATCCTTCAGGTGCTACGTCTGCTTCTGGGTACCAGTCACCTTCGTGTTCCCACCAAGTAGTACGTATAAATAAACCATAGTCACCAGCGTCAAGACCCTCAGCAGTAAAGGCCGCTTCTACGTCTTGAGCAATAGCACCGAAGTGATAACGAGCCTCGTCGCCTTTCTCTGCAACAGAATCTACCCAACGGAACCGACGCATTAAGCCTTTACAGGTTACAGCCGCTCGTGTCTCAGCATCCGTTAGTGCTTGTATGTCTTGTTTTTCATTACGGTCTGACGTTTGAATTGTACCGTTGGTAGCGTATACGTCATCAAAACGAGCAGAGGAAGAACCTAAGTCAACTTGGTTGTCTCTAACAGCACCAGTGTGGTCACTAGGTTGTACATAACGCGCACTACTAAAGCTGTATAAACCTAATCCCCAGTCACCAGCGGCAAAGTAAAAGTTACTACCATAAGGCTCTGCATAACCGATCCTGCCTATTTTGACACTACCAGATTTAAAGTTTTGTATTTCGCCTCGACTTGAACCAGTTGCTCCACCAGTGCCCTTGCGGTTAAGAATCAACGGAGCGTTACCCGTTCGGGTTAAAGTCATGTGACCATCAGTGTTTGAATAGTTAACAACATTCTGAATGTCACGAGTGTTCGTAATAGTCTGTTGGCCGTTGACCCACAGTGATGACGAGCCTGTCAACAACAGACCGTTAGAGTTAATCTTAAGTCGCTGTGTACCGCCTGTAGAAAAACCTATCGCGTTAGTTCCAAGACTAAACATGCCACTGTCGTAGTCAGCAGTAAACGCATACGCTGGCGCACTAGCCGCACCGTTGCCTGTCTTGATAAGTCCACTGGTGTTAAAGTTACCAGAAGAGTCAATACCGGCTACGTTAGTTGTGTCGCTTCGGAATACAAAACCACGGTTAGTACCTCCTGTCATGCGGAAGTACATGTTGTAATCAGACGTAGACTCGTAAGGCGCACGTCCACCGTGTGTCGAGTTACTCACAGCCGACATGTAAATCTTGTACGAGTCACTGTTCCAGAAGCGTAAGCCTTTCCCGTCTCCAGTTGATAAACGGAAGTGGTGTGCTCTTACAGCGTTTAGTACCGATTCATTGTCAGCGTGAACGTAGTAGCCAGTGTTGTTCCTGTCGTAGAAAATCGGTGCGCGTACATCTGATGTAGCGTTAACATAAGCACCATTAAACGCATAGAAGTTAGCACTGACGTTTCCACTTACACCTACGTTAGCAGTAAACGTTTTAGCACCAGAGATTGTCTGAGCAGTGTTAGTGGTAACCATGTTGCTCGTGTCTGGTATTGACAACGTGGTTGAAGCAATCCCTGTAATGTGACCATGAGTGTCCAAGGTAATGTCTTGGATTACGGCGTTGCCACTGTTGTTGACCGAAGATTGAGTTGACGTGTCAGCGTGGTTAATAGTAACTGTGCTGTTACCCGATTGATTGGCAGTAAACGAGCCGCCACCCGTTAGAGACGTTCCCGCGCTAACAGTCAGGGTGCCATTACCAACACTTGGTACTGTCGGTATTAGGGCGTCTACTTGGCCTTTCGTGTAGATATCCAGAGCCGCTCGCATACCTGTAGCGTTGGTCTTGCGGATATAGTCATCAGTTGAACTATAAAATATAGTATCTGAACTACGTGTGCCGACACCATGCGACATGTTTAGATATGAAGCGCGAAGGTAACCAGACCCATGAATCTCTACCGCAGTGTCCTTAATCAAACTGCCGTTCCATGCAACCACATCGGACCAACTTGAAGGGGCATCAGCAGGGGTTGCTACATTCAATGTAACCGTCGAGTTGCCAGACTGGTTAGCCGTAAACGAGCCGCCGCCTGACAAGCTTGTACCAG